AGCGTTGAGGCTAGAGCCGTTAGACCGTCTGTGCCATTGGCGAGATCCGCAGCGGCCGCACTGCGCCCAAGGGTAAACTCGCCTATTACTTCACCAACTACACTTACACCACCCACAGTTCCAGTTGTGATAACCAGAGAATAGGAGGTACCAGAAGCATAGCCATTTCCGCTAGTTGCTACGACCCGAACGTTGTGTAGACCCGTCACACTATCGAAGTCTACAGTTAGTGTAATGCCTGCCGTAAGTTGGGTTGTAGAGTTATCTGGATAGGCAGAAATAACCGGAGTACCAGCAAGAGTAGTTGGTGCCCCAGTTGAGAATGATCTTGTGGAGAACTTTATATCTAAAGTATCGCCTAAGGTAAAATCCGTCACGCTGCGTATCTCCTAATTTCGGATGCAGAAGGACGATAGATGTGACTTCGGCGTCTGCTAGCTTCGCGTCCAGCAAGACCGCCACCTTGACCAGCTAAGCCACCCATTCCAGCTAGTCCACCTAGGCCAGCAAGACGTGGGGTGATTCGTCCACCGCCTCCGCCAACTACTTCGGAGACTGCACAAGTTACACCAACAGCAGTAGCTGAGCTGTGAGATAGCATCGTGAAAGCGGAGAGATCGTTAGAGTCTACTGCATCCCTGGAGACACCAGACAACGAGTAGGCAAAGTAGTAAGGTTCTGCACCACGCAGAGTGTAGTTGGTGACAGCTGATGGATTGTTCACATCGAGGACGAAAGCACCACCGACCCAGCATGTTCTACTGCTTAAAGTGAGTGAAGTAGGTGAAGTGGTAGCAGCACTAGTTGTGTTAACTGTATCGGAGTCTACAACTTCAGTATCGTCCGCGCCAGTAAGGGTTATACAGATAAGCTTAGCGTAGCCAGTACCAGTTCGAGTACCGGCCGCTGTCTGTGCTCCGGTTGGAATACTGGAACCTAGAAAATATAGATACCAGTGCAAGTTCAACGTATCTGGATAGCCACCACCGTCACCTGAACCAGTAATAGAGGCGACTTGAGTCATAGTGACACCACCGTAAGTAACGTCACTGGCACCGAATGTAGCGGAGGCATTACCGTAGACGAATGCGATTACTGCTCGTGGAGTTCCCACAGGCGTATGTGTAAAGCTAGGGTTTGACGCCGCAGCGCTAGCAGTAGTAACAGCGTCAAAAGCGACGGTCATCTCATCTCCGCATTGAGAGAAGCGCCAGAGCCACCAGATATGTTCATCCTCGCATACGGTGCTCGGAACTGTACGTTTAGGGCTCCATCATCAGTGAAGGAAGCGCCAGAAACGTCAAACCATTGAGACTGATCTAGGGATATTTGCAACTTCATGGTTGCGCCTCCCCACGTTCCCCAAGCATAGATAGTGAATATGTCATACTTCCTCTGGCCATAAGAGCCAATAGCGACTGTTTCACTATCTGTGTTTGTGGTTTCAGCGCTAAAGAACCTCATTAGCTTTCTCCACTATATCTGCCAGATCTAGGAGATACTGGTCTTTTGCTCGGAAGAAAAAGAAGCGCTTACGAGTTGCGTGGTTTCGCAGCAAAGCAACTAGAGCTTTGTTCCTATCCTTTATCTCTCGCTTGAGATTGAACAGTTCCTCACCTGCGACATCGCTAGGCCCAGCCATAGGCATGACAAAAGGAACTGCTCGCGCGAAACCGGTCATTTCTTGATGTGCCCTTTGGCGATGAAGTTAACGAATGTAACCCATTTGCTAACCTTTGGATTCCCTTTATCCGTTTCTCTCTGTAAGTGAGCGGAGAAGGTTTCGAACTTGTGGGAACCGAATACGAGGTTATAGATCACATCGGCTGGATAACCGAGCACTAGCCAGATTTGTGCTACTTGTTTCAACCCAGGAGGTATCCACAAACCCTCGTCCATTGCCTTCTTTACACTGTATACGACGATAAACCCTGTGTAAAGGCAGAAGATAGAAGCGAGAACGGTATAGATGAGTTTAAGTATCACTCACAACCTCCAGTACAGTTGCAATGGCCAAAAACCTTGCCACAGCATTCACAAGTGTATTGCATTTCCGGACGTTCCGGTTCTGCATCTCGACCGACGAGGTCACGAAGCTGGTTATTCATCTCTCGGATTTTGGCAGCTTCTTCTGTTTTTAGGAAGTCAGTTAGGCTCATATCTTCCTCCAGGCATAGATGCCAAGACCGGCGTAGATAGTCACTGACATGATTTTGCCGATTGGCGACATGCTACCGTCGCTCATGGACATAGTGTTGTTCAGTTCAGTAACGGCCAGTTTGATCCCCTCGAGGACTTGACCATAACCGAAAGCTTGTGCTATCGCGCCTATGACGATGATGTTGAAGATAGCTAGGACGGAAACAGTTATGTATTCATCCTTCCAGGTGGATTCACTGGCCCACTGGCCTAGCTTTTCCCACTCTTGATCGTTGAAGGTAACTTGAGCCTCCGTATCCATCTGTTTTTCGACAATCTTCGCTTCGAGAGTTTTCTCTACGTTCTTGCCCTCTCGTCGAGATACGAATGCTTTGCTAGCTGCCTCGATCACGCTACCTAGAATTGGTATTGCCATAACGTAAAAACTCCTTGTCAGAAGGGATAACCGTTCGACTAGAAACTACCGGAGCAGGTATCGCATCAACTTAAATGTGATGGCATACCCTTAATTCACTTTTCCACCTTACCCTATTTATACCACGCCTGTTTCCAAGTGTCAAGTAGGCGAGAGGGTATTAACCCCTAGAGGTCGGAACATATTTTACCCTATATTTTAACCTTAACTATAGCAATGGAGCGTAGATCCATGTTCAAATTTTGAAAACCGAGCTTATGAGCGATAGCGAAGGGGAGTGACACCATGCGTTTGGTTTTTTGGAGAAGATGTGCAGGTGTGTTCGATAGAGCAACGGTAGGGGCTTGGGGGGTAAGAGGGCGCGGCGTTATGTCAAATAGTATTATGTCAAATGATCTTATGTCACATGGCGTTATGTTAATAGACATAATCAGGGATATTATGTTAAACTACGTTATGTTAACAGGTGGCGTTTGCACTATCAGCGGTAGTGATAGTAGTATCTATACTAGGATAAATAGATCATATGTTGCTGTATCCTATGTATATCTATCATAGGTATAGTTATCACAGGCTAGTAGGTCACAGTATAACTGGTGATAGGATAGATAGTTATATGATAGATAACACCTGGTAGATTATGTCAAACTATGTCACGGCACATTATGTTACATGGCATTATGTCAAGTGGCATGGACATTGCATGGGCGGTGTGCATTATGTTAAGTGGCACAGCTATTGCATACATGATGCACGTTATGTTAAGTGGCACGGTACTTGCTAGCGGATATGCATTATGACAAGTGGCATGGATCTTGCTAGCGGGGAAATGAGCGGAATTCGGTGCATAAGCATATAGCCCCACGGTCTAAGAAAAACATGAAATTATTGTTAAATCGGACACATGGCGAATCCAGAAAGCCCCATAATGGACACATGGCGATATTGCCATACATGCAAACCAGGAGTTAACAGAATGAAAGTCCTAACCCACAATGATGTTGCACAGAATTCTGTCAAATACGCTGATGATGTGGTAAAAATGGTACGAACCAGCACAAACCACACATTCGCGCCAGCCAGTAAGAAAATGAGAATCGTTCTCAACTGGTACTTCGATTTCGCGGATGTGACGCGCGAAGAATTATGTAAAATGGCGTCCGAATTCCTTATCATCAAAAAACGGACAGAATTTAAGAACATTGAGTCGCGAGAAATTCTGGAAAAGGCCACAAAACAGGAATTCTCGGTGCGCTCGATTTTGGATGAGGAAACCCGGAAACCGGCCGATAATGTTTCCAAGGCGAAAGATTTGCTATCCAAACTGACGCCGGAACAATTGGCCGCCGCAACCGGTTTGCCACTGGAAATGTTCCAGAATAAGTAAAACTGAATAACGGGGAGGGACTTCAAACCTCCCCCATCAGTTCGACATAATATCTTTCGGTGGCGTGACCATCAGGAGCACTCCTGGACGACTATTATATCCCTTAACATAAGCTCGTGCTACACGCTATCATCAGTTATTATCCTTGTTGTTGTTATCCAGAGTCCCATTTCTCCATATGCATGGCTTGGATTCTCTGGTTTCTCTTTTCTTTCTTTTTTATTTTTTTTTTTAAGATATATAAACCAGAAAGCTTGGAAAGGAAAGTCTAGATACATAAATGGGAAAATGGGAAACGGTATGTGAATAATAATGATGATAAGGATAACTGATAATAGCATGTAGCATCTAGTTGACATTGGGTTATGTCCTGTGTTATAGTGCCTGTTCATGTTTGGTTTTTGTGTTTCTTTTTTGTTGGAGAGATAGCAGTGAGTAAAGCAGGAAAGTTGTTCGGTGCGGAAGATGCTATGGGCTTTTTGAGAAGTAGGAGAAAGAGTAACGATAAGCAGAAGTTGAAGTATCTAATTGGAAGGTTGATTGAGTGGCAACAGAACGGTAGGCGAGGTGCTCCACCTGCAGTTAGGACTTGGTTCCCAGGTATGGCCGATGCATTCGCTAGCTATGGTCTATCAGAGCAGGAGTATTATGCATACTATGGTACTGGTTTCCCACGTGATCCTAATGCTAAAGCTAAATCACTGAACATAGGGATTGTTCTAGACGACGATCAGGGGTCGAACCCATCTACCCCATCCACACCAGCAAGCGATGCGGAATGGAAAGCTTATTGTGAGAAATATAACCTGGATGAGAGAGGGAATAAGAGGGAGGTAAAGGAAACAGAGGGTGTTGGAGAGATACCTGGGATTAAGCGTCCAATCGGTATGGAGTAGAACTAGTATGGCGATAGCTATCAGGGAATAAAGTTCAACATCGGTTTGACTTTTCATGTACAATGTGAAAGTGGAGATACATTTTCAAATTTTGAACAAACATCGGAGGATTACCATGTTTCTATTCAGATGGTTACGAAGCAAATATAATGCATATAAAGTCAATCGGTATATGCGAACGCTGAGCCAGGAGCAAAAGGATATGTTCATCGCATTCCTGGTTGATGGTACGCCTATTGATAATGTTAAGTTCTATCAAGCCGCGAAAAAAGCTGGAGAGTAACATGACCGGTGGACACGCAATCATCATAGGTGGTATGAACAAACCCGCTCTATGGCTTCAGATATACACTAAGCTGGACCACGCTAGGGAAGCTCAAGTTATGTTCTGGTTCACCAGAATGCAGGAGAAAGAAGCATCCCCAGTTTCTCGCATATACGCTCTTGAGCGAGTCAACGCAGAGAATTGTATCTGTGGTCCCGGTAGGATCGTATTCGGTGAGTGTGACTTCTGCACTCGAACTGAAGCAGAGAGTCAAGCTGATCGCGACTATTTCCTTTCCCTCGGCGGTCAATAGGAGAGTAACATGACACTAGCTGTACATTATCCAACTAAAAAGGCTCTGAAAGAAAGTGTTGGTCAACGGTTGAAGTTTACCGAGACGAGCATCTTCGGCGCTGAGTACAAGGCCAATGGCACGATATACGTCGTTGGCCCAACCCCTGAAAGTCGCAAGTTCTTCGCAAAAGTTACCATGAAGAATGATCTGATAGAGAAGGTAGAGTGACATGAAAATCTCAGTTCAAGAATGCAACGTGCAGTTCACCGATAGTCTTGGTGATCGCTGGGAAGCTGATGCTGTAGCATCCCGGGATGATATGACTCTAATCCTTCGTTGCATGGACAACACTTTAGAGCATCCACGACCACCTATCGAGATCCGTTATAGCAATGGTGGATTCGACACTAACCCTCTCGCATGTCTCGTGATTGAACTCCTAAACGTGAGGCCGTAGTCATGCTGTTTTTCAAACCTAAAGATTCCTGTCCACATGAAAGCTGGACACCCTATCTCACCTTCTCCATATTCACCGAGACTAGATGGTGTAGAACATGCGGGAAGCGAGAAACTCGCCGGTTGCCTATTGGCGAGATACTTTTGAACATCAAACCAACGGAGCCACGAAAGTGAACAGACAAGAAATCTTCAACACGGTGTACACTCACCTGTTAACTCAAAACTCGCGATGCACAGGTGGAGGTATTATCAAATCCTGCATGTATCGCTCTCCCGATCGTACCAGGAAATGCGCTATCGGTGCACTCATCCCTGATGAGAAATACAATCCGTTGATGGAAGGTATATCTATTTCAGCGATATATGATCGGGACACAGAGAGTCCTCGACAAACTCGTGCAATCGAAATCCTTAAAGCAACGCTTATCGAGCTGGATATAGACCTGCGAGGGGACTTTGACCTTCTCGTTGACCTACAAGGTATCCACGATGGAAGGGATGCCAGCGAATGGCAAGAGGAACTCGAGCAGCTAGCTGATGCCTATGGCCTAACTATCCCCGAACTCCCAAACCTGGAGAACACCAATGACCGTTAGAATGTCACACAGAAAGCGTTTCGCCTTTGTCCGAACTGAGAAAGCCACGCACATCTTAAAACGTGGAGACGTCTATCTCGCTTTCGGCATAGTCGTCGTCGAGTACAACCCTGTTCTACTGAAAGGAAAGGTTCATGATCGACTTATCCCGTGATGCCTCCATCTTTCCTGAACTCCGAAAGGAAACGGAAGAGGAAAAAAGCAAGCCTCGGCTAATCGTAGAAGATCCACAAGTCATGGCCTTGCTGCAAAGCTACGTCGATATGACTACGAAAATCTATAGTGCCGAGGAAGTTCTAACTGCTTCAATGATTCTGGTACTTGACTTGATAGGTTATCACAACATACCAGCAACTTCGGCGCTGCAATACTTCCTTTCCGCCATGTCAATCCCTCTCGTGATACAAAAGAAGGTAAACCACGATGGCCGCACAATTAACTGAACCTCGTATAGTTATCCTCCGCCCTGTATATATGGGGCGTGAGGTTAAACTTTTCCCCAGAACTCTTGAAGGCTTCCAAGAAGCTGAGAAATATTTCTGTGAGGAAAAGCACAGACCTTGTTTCCTAATGTCCGGTGACGATGTGCCAGTCACGGATAAAGACTCTCTCCTATCATGGGCACGCAATCACCTAAATCAAGCTAAGAGGATAGATAAATGAATGGTTTCACTTACTTCCCGGATAGAGTCTGGGAGATTACAGGACAACGGACACTTGACAGCGGCAAGGTTATTGACACCTGGTCTAGTCATGAGCCAACAACGGAGGACCGTAAACGTAGAAGTGCTGTCATGCACAAGCTGACTGGGCACAGTCCATCTATTTGTGACGCCTTCGTCGGTTTAACGCTAGAGAAGAAAAACAAATTGGAAAAGGAAAGGGCAATGGTAGAAGCTATCAACGCCCTAACAGATGAGGAACGAGAAGAACTTTACAAACGAGCCATAGGTAGATAAATGAAAACGGAACAAGTAAATGTCAGGCTTTCTCTCAACTGTCTTATCGGTTGCGGTAAGCTCATGCTAAAACAAGGTCATGAGATAGATGAACTATCCATGGCCAGCATCGTACGGTCAACCTTGGAAGGGTTGATCTCTTGGCTAGAGAATGAGGGACACATAGAAAGTTCTCAATCCTTAACCGAGGATGAGGTTGACGAACTGTATAGCATGATGTTCAATCGAGATGCCACAGAGAAAGGTGGCTTGAACTTCAATGCTTTAGAACTCCTAACCGAGGAGAAGTTAGACGAACTGGCTGAGAAGGCGAGAGAGATGGCGAATAACAGACCTACTCCTCCGGAGCCAAACGTCAAAACCTCAACAGAGGAGATAGAAACCAGCGACATCGTAGACCCACCATTAGATGTATTCAACATCAATCGGATGGACATTGCCAACCTTACAAAGATGGCACCAAAGGATGTTCTCATCATCAAGTGTAACAATGGCATAGTAGAGCCAGAGTTTATCGCAGCTGTTGAAGCGATATACACGAAGCTCTCGCCAGATCTTTGGGGTACGACCACAGCTCAACAGGCTGTAGCGGACCTTGTTCGACGGCACCAGAAAGGACAGGAGGAAGCTAATGACTAAGGATCAACTCCGTATAGGGCAACGAGTCCGATATATTCCAACTCATGCTAGAGGTAACGACAAACATCCTGATTGTCAGGATGGAATCGTTCGCAGCTTCAATAGACACGGTCAACCATTCGTAGTGTATGACAATAGCATTCGTGGAAAGATGCTAACACTGGAACTAGCAGAACCGTGGACAGCTGCCTGTACCGATCCTGATGATTTAAAACTGTTATCGGACTCAGAAAAGCTCCTCGAAATCCCCAAGTTCCTTAGGACAGGAGACGACTAATGCGATTTAAACCGATCAAGTTTGGTCCCTTTGTCTTTAATCGGCCAAAGTTCCCTATCTCTCCAGACCTAGAGAAACGTATGACTGAGAAACGTAGGGAGATAGAGCTAAACGGGAAGGCTGTGGACATAACTAAACATCCACGTTGGGGCGTTAAACGTAAAGCACAAGGAAACAAGCAATGAAGCCGCCGGGGCCGGATGCACCGATAAGCGAGCTCTTGGCGTTCGCGCTATTTGCCAAGCGTTACGAGCCGGAAGAGCGGCTGCATGACTGGTACGGGTATCACGGGCATCGGTTCGAGATTGTTGGCGGGATATCTGCGGCCGAGGTTCAGCGGCGGAATCTGGCGCGCACAAACCCGCTGTTTTCGGCGTTGAGAAAGGAGAAAACTAATGATTAAAAACCTAAGTAGAAAATGGACCGTAACTTGGCCATACAGCGGAGAGGAGGAAGATGTAGACGTCTGCCTAACATACGACGCTGTGAAGTACGACCCAGGTAGAACCTACGGACCACCGGAAGATTGCTACCCACCAGAGGGAGGACCGGAACCACTTTCACTAACCATCAACGGCGTCGAAGTCAACATGGAGGATTGGAAAGAGATAGTTGACAAATTCATAGAGTTTGCCCTCGACGAACCACCTTACATTCCAGAAGAAAGGGAGTACAATAGCGATGACTATTAAATGCATATATACGTGTAATCACTGCAAAGCTGTATCAGACGAGGAACATTCCTATATCCTACCTAAGGGATGGAGGAAACTAGATATTCGACTCGGTCACTATACCCAGTTAAAACAAGAATTTCATCTCTGTGACACTTGTGCACCAAAGCTAGAGAAAGAAGAAGAGGAATCTTACGCAGATGCAGGCACCAGGATTCACCAAATAATCCAGGAAATAATCGACGACACTCTTGAAAATGCACAACCATAGGGAGGAACTATTTTCGCAATCTACTTGACACCATAACATGGTCTGTTATATAATCTCACCTCAGTCTCGCGATCTACTTGCGAAGATTGGGTACCCAAAATACACTCATACTGACGAATAAGGAGAATGTAATGAGTAATCGTGAAATCACAGCGAAGGCTGGCCAAGAGGAAGATGCACCGAGCGCAACGGTAGTTTATGACTTCGGAGACGATCTCGAAGAAGCTGTTGAACTGTTCGGCGCTGACGTTGTCTACAAGCGCTTCTTGGCAGCTGCCACTGTCGATATTCAGGCTTTGATCCGTCGCGGTCTCACGCGAGTCGATAAGGACAAACAGCCAAACCCGATGAGCACCGAGGAGCTTCAGACTCAAGTTTCCGAGTGGAAGCCAGGCGTGACGAAGGCTCGCAAGAGCAAGACCGAGAAGGCACAGGAGGCTTTCGAGTCTCTGTCCGAGGAGGAGCGCAACGCTCTGCTCGCGTCTCTGGGTCTGTCGGCCTAATCAACCGACTTGGTTGGGAGAGGGTAGTTACCTGTCACGGCTACCCTTTCCCTTCCTCTCTAGTTTCTTCTAGGATAGGCCTTGGTGACATGCACTAGGTGAGTTCCGCAGACCCCCTTATAAGTGCTGGGATTTAAGGTTTGGCCCTTCCAAGGTCTATCACTAGAAGAAATTAAGGTGGCAAAAGGAGCCACGATCATGAGCGACTCAATCGAAGTTACACTACACGAAGGGGTTTCAACTACCACACTCTCAAGTCTTTCTCCTGGCGATTTTTTCCTAAGGGATGCAAGTAAAAATCCTGCTCCGCTGGAACGCAGAGCAATTTACATAGTGCTTCATCCCCATGGACGTCTTAGTAATTTCATGAGAGGTTGTAATACGGTTCCGTTTATGAACCTTTCAACTGGTAGGATAGAAAGCCTAGAAGCAAATCACCCAGTTCTGAAACTAAAGGGTAAGATATCACTTTGCCCTGTTCGTCCCTGGGAAGTAAACCGATGAAAGTTGACAAACTCCTATATTACGACAACACAAGGGTTTCAACCTATCGCGAGTGTCCTCGCAAATTCTATCTACGACACGTCCGGCACTGGACAAGAGACAGTGTAGCTCTTGCTCTAGTAAACGGTAGTTCGTGGCATGAAGCTATGGACGTTGTATGGGGCTACGCTCAAACGGATCTATCTAACAGCGAGATCCTAAAGCTAGCCTACGAAGCCTACGTAAAGAAATGGACAGATGAAGGGTTGAAACACCCGGATGATTTCACGATGGAAGAGCAAACTGCTCTCGGAGTTCGTGGTCCATTCATTGCGAAGGAAACACTATACAACTATATCACTGCTCGCAGACCTTTTATCCAAGAGTGCGAGATCCTCGACATTGAACGTCCATTCGCTGTACCCTTTTCTATCTCCAGCACAGGGGAACAGAACTGGTACATCGGACGCTTGGACAAGAGTGTCAAACATCCCCAGCATGGCAAGCTCATCATCGAGCATAAAACCACATCCTGGTATGCCACGCAAGGAAACTTCAGAAAAGAGTACCTCGATAGCTTTAGCCCCAACAGTCAGGTTGACGGCTATGCTTTCAGTGCGCACATCATCTATGAAGGTATCAAGGGAGTGTGGATAGACATATCCCTCTTCCATAAAAAGATCCACGACGCCTTCAAGTTCCTTCCTATCGACCGTCAATTCAACATGATCGACGACTGGAAAGATGAAACAACATTCTGGATAGAAAGGATACAAAGTGCTTTGGCTACTCTTGAAGATAATCAAGTGGATAGTTTGTCCAGGAGCTTCCCTAAAAATACAGGATCATGTTCGAATTACGGCGGCTGTACTTATCACGACGTATGCCGATTTGTTCGTGACCCTAGGACTCTTACTTCTCCTCCTGATGGGTTCAAGGTAGAACGTTGGGATCCCTTTGACGTTCTGCATATCCAGAAGTTGGGAATGAAACCCGAGTTTAATGACGAGACAACGGAGAATTCAAATGGCTGAAAAGATTGAAGAAGAAAAGATCAACTACGGGTACGTAGAACTTGATAAAAAGGCTTACATTGTCCCTATCTATATGGTAGGCAAGATTCTGGAAGTCCTCACAGAGCTTAAAGCTTCGGGCTACGTTCGAGATAATTACACCTCTGATGCGGGGTACGCCACAGAGTTTGAGTTGGATAAAACTAACGTCCTCCTCAGCGCTGGTGTTCTCAAACTCCCTATCTCCATGTTGAATAAGATTCAAGGGTTCAAGGACTCTCCTGCCCCAACCTTCGATTCGACAGAGAACGTACTGGACACCCCACCCGAGGACAACGGTTTCGAGGCGATAGTCTAATGCCTAACGCAAAGGAACTTGACATATCAACTATGGGGAAACCTAAGTTTCTCCTAATGGGAGACAGTGGAGCTGGGAAAACAACTCAGTTCCTAACCCTCCCAGGTAAAAAGTTCGCATATCTCTTTGATCCCTCGGCCCTATCTGCGCTACGAGGTCATGACGTTGAGTTCGAAATGTTCGTTCCCACTGTCGTATCCCTTGCAGCTCAGTCCCTATCTAAAGGGAAAGGCGATCAGAAGAAACTCAGTATGGTAGATGCCTCTAAAGTATACCTAAACTGGGAAGCTGACTTTGAGAAGAAAGTAACAGAGGGTTATTGGGCGGATATAGATTGTATCCTATTCGATAGCTTCACTACTTTCAGCCAGGTGGTCATGGATCGCATTCTGGAAATCAATGGTCGAACTGGGCAATGGCCCCAGCAAGATGATTGGACTGCCCAGATGAATACCATGATCAACGTAGTGCGAACCCTCACGGGACAGATGGGAATGACACTGGTCTGTACTGGTCATGAACAAACGGTGCAAGACGAAATGACGCATCGTATTCAAAACCAGATCATCTTAACAGGTCAGTTGAAATCCCGCCTTCCCCTTCTCTTTAGCGACATTCTGCACATGGAGTGCCAGGTAACAAATGGTGAAGCAAAGTATGTTGCTCAGACCAAACCTGATCGGATGAATCCGAAGTGTCGTACTTCATTCCGCGGTCTAGATCAATTTCACGATGTTACGATCAAAGACTGGAATAACCCCGAAAACTACGGTCTAGGGAAACTACTGAAAGACAACAACTTAACTTAAGGAAACAACCATGAGCTTTATCGACCTACCAGGTATTGACGAAGTAACTGAACCAGAACTCGTTCCAGAAGGCCAATACGATCTCGTCATTACAGACAACCCGACACCGAAGAAGAACGAAGCTTCTGGCAAAATGAACATGCTGGTCGTTCTCGCGATCGAGGGTTTCCCGAAAGCCGCAAACGTGATGCACAACCTTGCACTCCCGACTGCGGAAGATGACGAGAAGGCGAAGCAGTTCAAGCTTCTCCAGATCAAGCGCTTCTGTCATACGTTCGGCATCGAGTATGCCGGTGGTATCAACACCGAGCTCTTTGCTGGTTCGAAGGCTTCGAATATCTCTCTGAAAAAGGACGAATACCAGGGTAACGTGCGAAACATCATCGCTTCGCTTCCCCCGCTTCCGTCTGAAGGCTAAGTAGTGTGCGGAGGTGGTCAAGTGCTTTTCCTCATGAAAGCTGGTTTCCCCCAAGAAGCTTGGCTGCCTCCGCATCTATTTTTCAAAATTTGAACAAATAAGAGTGAACAATGGAAAAGCCTGTACAACTTGGTGTCCCTGTTGATCGGACACTAAACGATACAATCAACAAACTAGCTCCGAGAGGGATGAAAGCTGAGGCTATCCGTAAACTCTTGGAGCTTCTCATAGAAACTCAACGCGAGTGGGTAGATATCGGACGTACAGACTTTGTCGTCGATTACCTTCTGCGCGATCAATGCAAACTGGTGCTACGAAATGGCAAGTAAACTGGCAACTAAGTTTCCTAAAGGACAGCGAGTTAGATCTAATGCAGGTCACGAAGGAACTGTCGTGGGAGTAGCAGATCATGTAAACCGAGTAGCAGTAGCATTCCCGGAAAAGAAAATGATCCGAATGTGTGAAGCTGATGAACTTACCTTGATAAAGGAAGAAGATAGTGACACAAAAGCTGAATGATCTTTTCCAGGAATTCTCAAGCCTATCTACTCACGAACAGTTAGAAAAGGTTCGCGAGATTCGTAATGCTCGGACGATAGAACGTCCTGTAGCAGCGAAGAAGAGAATCAAAAAGGAAGGTGTGAAAAAGGAGAAAGCGAAATCCAACGCTGCAACCCTTTTCAAAGCCCTAACGCCTGAACAACAGGCGGAAGTTTTAGCGAAGCTAGGAGTAGGTAAATGAGTTCTAGTATTGTCTTACGCATAGGTATGGCAGATATTATATCTGGTGGTTATAAACTCCGAGATAAGCAAGGTGGAGAGATAGAATTACCATTCTCTGATCTCGTTATCCTCTATGATGATGCCCTACGCAGAGCTAAAGAACGTAAGTTTACCAAAAACCGGAGAGAAGTAAGTGAGTGAACTTTTAAACATTCCCGTAGGCGAGATAGGACTCACCGACCGGGCCAGACAGGAGTACCATCTAGATGAGGATTTTCTTAGCAGCATCCGAGAAAAAGGAGTTATTCAGCCAATTACGGTCAAGCGCAATATCGAAGGATCCGATACGCGGTTTTCTGTTCTTGCTGGAGGACGAAGATATAGCGCAGTTAAACAACTTGGAATTGAAACTATCCCCTGTCTCGTTCGTGACTCAGAGGGGACTCTTGACGATCGGGAAATCGAATTCCTTGAAAACGCTCAACGCAGAGATCTCACCTGGCAAGAGCGACTAAAGCTCGTAAACGATATCAATAACCTAATGGCGGAGAAGTATGGTGAACGCGGATCTCAATCAAAAACGGCCAAATTCCTGGATAAATCTGTTGGAGGAATTACAAGAGCTGTACAACTCGGTCAACTCATATCTAAGTTTCCGGCACTTGGCGCTTGTACGACTGAAGATGAAGCTGTCAAGCGAGGCAGAAAAATCCTCGAAGCCGCTCTTGTCAAGACTATGGCTAAAACGCATCGAGCAGAATCAGGAGAGCCTGACCCAAGCGGAAGCCCATCTGGAGAGACTCCAGAAAGAAAGCATGACGATCCTTACCTCCGCCTGGCAAGAGCTGCAGAAAAGCATTACCGAATAGGTTCCTGTTTCGACGGTATGCAGGAAATGATAGATAATGGTATGTCACCACCTATCATTCTCGTCGAAGTAGATCCTCCATATGGCATTGACCTACAAGAACAAAAGAAAGGTGATAGCTCCAAAGAACTAGATATTTACGAAGAGATACCGCGTGACCAATACGAAGAATGGACGTACAAACTGGTTGACTATCTTTACAAAGTTACGCCACCGAATACGCGAGTTATCTACTGGTATGGCCACGAGTGGTACGATCTTGTTGCTAGAGCTTTGCGTGAAACTGGCTTTAGCATTGATCCGATTCCTTGTATTTGGAACAAGGGTTCTGGACAAACGAACGACCCTGACAGATATCTTGCACGGACCTACGAGACCTTCATTGTTGCTACCAAGGGTACAGGGACTCCTATCGCAAAGCGAGGACGATCTAACGTTTTTACACATGCTCCTGTACCACACTCGAAAAAGTACCACCCGACTCAGAAACCTCTCGCGTTGATGGAAGATATTCTAGAAACCTTCGGTTGGCCTGGTGGTATCGTTCTTTGCCCATTCCTCGGATCTGGTGTAACACTTCGTGCCTGCTATAACAAAGGTATGTTACCTTTCGGCTGGGAATTAAATGAAGAAAACGTCGATCCATTCTTAGCCGCAGTTCAAGGCGATATCGACGCATACACTGAAGCTTTGGAGAAACCGCAGGATTCGGAGGTAGGCGAGATTCCCTTTAATAAGGAGTAAGATGTGACATATCTCATTGCTATGATTTGCCTAGTATGGGGTTTGATTTCTTTTCTTCTCGCGGTATTAGTTGGAAAATACCTTAAACTGTTAAACAAGACTGACGGAGAACATAATGCAATGGAGCCCAGAGCAGTCCCGCGCATTAACCATGGTTTCAAACTGGATTAAAGATCCCAACGGAGATCAAGTATTCAAGTTGATGGGTTATGCTGGAACTGGAAAAACAACGCTAGCGAAGCACTTGGCTGACGGAATGAAGGGTGTCTACTTCGCGGCATACACAGGTAAAGCTGCACACGTCCTTAGAACTAAGGGTTGTCGTAACGCTTCTACTATCCACGGATTGATCTATATGCTAGACCCAGATAGTCCAGTAAATGATCCAATCTTCATTCTCAACGAAGAAAGTCCACTAACCCATGCCAAACTATTGATCGTAGACGAAGTATCTATGGTCGATGGAGACATAGGAAAAGACCTTCTATCCTTCGGCTGTAAGATCTTGGTCCTCGGTGATCCTGCTCAGTTACCTCCGATTGCTGGTGCTGGCTTCTTTACCAAGGGCACACCGGATATTGTTTTAACCGAAATTCATCGTCAAGCACAAGATAATCCAATCCTCGCCATTGCTACGATGATCCGTAACGGTAAACCACCGAAAGCTGGTGATTACGGAGATAGTAAGGTTATAGCTAAAGTTGAACCGGACAAAGTAGTTGCTGCTGATCAAATCCTAGTTGGCACAAACAAACTACGGTTGAACATCAATAGTTTCATTCGTCAACACTATGGATATAACAAACAAAGTGACTTCCCCTTGGCCGGCGAGAAAATTGTCTGCCTTCGGAATAATCACCCTGAGAAGTTGATGAATGGGGCTCTGTATTTCGTAGATGAACAGCTATCTATAGGCCCATCTGAGATCGACCTGTCCATCTATGCTGACTTCGATAGTGCTATCAGTGCACAGAAAGTCTCCTGCTACCCTGAGTACTTTCAAAAGGAAACACCTACAGGGGAAGCATACAGAAGATTAAACCACTTCGACTTTGGCTATGCCCTAACTGTGCATAAAGCTCAAGGTAGTGAGTGGGACGACGTTGTAGTGTATGATCAAAGCTTTATCTTCCGACAGGATAGATGGAAGTGGCTCTACACTGCTGTCACTCGGGCAAGTAAACGTATAACCATCGTGAGGAATTGAGATGAGAATCTATGAATGCCGTCTCTGTATGTCTCAACTAGTCGTAACTGTTCAGAGAAACGATGACGTAGGTCGGTATAAGAAATTGGAAAATTACTACTATACCCCACTACCGGAAGAAGAAATAACAGGGGCACACTGTCCCACTTGCGGTATAGTACATGCCGTAGACACGAACGAACCACTGTAAGGAGTCTGCAAATGATAGCTGTTATCGCTGGAAACTATAACGAGTTCCAAGCTTTTCTTCAAAACATATCTATGGACGATAGAAAAGATATGGAATATATCGTATCTCGATCTCAAGTCGAAGGTCGTAAGTTCAAAGCACTACTTCGTGTTGGAACATACTTCGATCGTCTAGACTACCCTGAAATCGTCAAGAACGTTGAAGCGTCCATAGGATAGTTATGTTTATACCTGAGAAGGCTCCAGACCCCAGGCCTATAGAAGGGTCACAAGAAGCTGAAATCATGATTCTGGGAGATAATCCAGACGGTCATGCAATGAAAGCTAAGAAACCTTTCGGGCATGGAGCTGAAACTGTTTTACAAGATTGTATCCACCAGGCGGGAATGGTTAGACCGGAGGTTTGCATTACAAACTTCTTATTCGACACCACCAGACTAGAGAACTTCTTCGTATATAACAGTAATAGCTTGGGGCCTTCTCAGATCAAACGTGACATATCAGGATATAAGGCAAGTCTCTGGTCGTTGATAAAACAAGTTAAGCCCAAGGTCATAGTTACCCTAGGTGAACTCCCTTGCTACATCTTAACAGGGGATCAACATCTATCTAAGATCAGAGGCTACCCTTATAGTCTGAAAGATAAGGATACCGGCGAACATATCTGTTGGGTTATCCCATCGCTTCATCCTGGTAAAATGATCTGGAGCAATTACGAGTGGCGTTACTATCTCGCCCACGACATTCGGAAAGCTAGAAAGATCGTAGAGAACCCTTCCCTTTGCCATCCCAAGATGGACATTCAAATAGCTACGTCCCTGAAAGACATAGCTGATATGTGTGCTCAGATCAAGGCAGCAAAGGTAACTTCCTGGGATATAGAAGTCTCCAACTTCCACACAAGCTGTATGGGCTTTAGCTGGAAAGACCTACACGGAGTCTCTGTCCCGATAGACAGTCGTTGGACGGAACTGGAAGAGATAGAAGTATGGAAGATGATGAACTCCATCCTATCTGATCCAGACATAACCAAGATCACACAAAATGGCAGCTTCGACGTACAGTTCGTAGCGCAAGAGATAGGTATCTTTGTGAAAAACTATCAGATAGATACCATGATATCTCACTCAATTCAATTCCCTGATTTCTTAAAGGGATTAGGTTTCCTTGGCAGTATCTATACGTATCACCCATACTGGAAGGATGAATTGGAAGGTAAGTCAATCAAAAGCGAGGATTAAGATGGATTTCGAACTTTCTCAACACGAACTTTGCAGAGCAGTTGAGTACTGGATCAACACAGTAGCTATGAAACAAAAGATCAGAGTTGATAAAATTGAGCCTAATAAGGCAAACGCTACTGGTCCGCTTCATGTAAAGATCATAACAAAGCTCGATACGGGCGAAGTCGATGGACCTGAAAAAGCTTCAGAAGAATAGACGCGGAAAGAAGCTAACCCTGTCCGCGGATGAGATTGTATTAACCTACAATCTGTACTATAGCAGTAAAAGAATTGCTATAAGTGACGTGGCTCGGAAGATGGAAACTAGCACGTACATAGTGAAAGCTATCATCCAACGACAGGGTATTTACGATTTAATCTTAACAGAAATGGGAGTTATTCACCATGTCTAGGCTTACCGTAAAAGAACTGCATGAGGCATTAGAAGATATACTAGATATAAAGTATATTGTCAGTAATGCAGAAGTAGAAGGTGATCCACCGAAAATGGCACATTCTCTGCATAATAACTTCCCGGTGTTTATCTCCATCAAAGCTCATCGTCCAATTCCATTCGGACAACACATTACCCTATCTGACTTCGAGCTAAAGCAAGGTGATGGAAACTTCTACATTCTCGAAGGGATTATAGAGTAATGGAAAGCCAATCTAAATGGCGCACTAGCGATAGTACATTACACTACAATGCTAAAGACGCCATTGTAACTCGGGAACTTGTCTCCTGTTTTCATGGGGATATAGATAAACCAGCAGCCAACGATAGGCCAACATTCCGTAGTACCTACGATCACACTATCAACCTTTTCGAACCCTGTATGTACATGCAGTCTCGAGGTATTAAGATAGATCGTGAGGCACTAGAACAGGAGAAGATCAATGTCGCAAGACGAATTGAAGAACTTTCGGCTGAAATTAACAATCTCTGCGGACGGACGATTAATCCTAATTCCCCAGCAGATCTGCAAAGATACTTTTATGTGGAAAGAGGTATCCCTCCTTACACTAAGCTCAACTCTAAAAAAGAACAAAGCATCACTTGCGATGATCTTGCACTTTCACGACTCGCTAGAGGCACATCCGCTCGTGCCCCTCTTAGGGAAGCTTCTCTTATTCAAGAGTGGCGTAAACTCTCTAAACTCAAGGGTACATATCTCGAAATCTCCTTCGATATCGACAGTAGACTACGATGTAGTTATAATCCCAGAGGCACTAAGTTTGCCCGACTAAGTTCATCTAAAACCGTATTCGGAACTGGAATGAATATGCAGAATCTCCACCCTGCATTCCTTTCCTTCCTAGTCGCAGATGAAGATTGTATCTTCCTGGACATTGACAAAAGCCAAGCGGAATGGGTAGTCGTCGCTTATGCTAGTGGTGACGAGAACATGATCTCTTGCCTTGAACGTGGAATCGACCCTCATGCCTATACTGCAAGTCAAATGTTTCATATGCCGGTCGATCTTATCAAGGAGGAAGGTAAACTACTCGGACACGAGAGCGATCCTCTACTTGTACAAAAACAGAGGTTACTTCACCCCGAACTTGCGAAAGCTATTGCGGAGAAAAAGTGGCTACCTCGAACAATGTCGATGCGGCAGTGTGGCAAGAAATCCAACCACGGGCTTAATTACGATGAGTCCCCTAATATGTTTGGTCTCATTAACGAAATCTCCGTCGGAGAAGCTAAAGTTATCGTTGACTTTTATCACAGAACTTACCCCGGAATAAGAAGATATTATGAATGGACCAAGCGAGAACTTTCCGACCACGGAAGAACTTTGGTTAATCTATTCGGCCGCCCTTGTCGCTTTCTTGGACGATGGGACTCAGAACTTTGGAAGTCAGCGTATAGCTACATTCCTCAGTCAACTGTTGGAGAACTCGTCAATCGCGCGCTTTGCGGAATATATTATGACTCTTCGGATGATACCCGCAACCTCGAAGTCATGCAGCAGGTCCATGATAGTATTAGACTGCAAATACCCCTTGACAGTCCCAATCTCGGAGCCGCTATTCAAGCAGCAGCCAGATATCTCAACCCCACCCTGAATGCTTCAGGTCGAGAGTTTCAGATCGCTAGCGACTTGAAAGTTGGTTTCAACGCGAGAGACATGGAGGAAGTTCCTTTAGTCTCCGATTCTGCAGAACAGGCAAGATTGGTATTAGAAAAGGCTAAGGAACTTCGTGGCAACTAGAGTTTGTGGAGACTGGTTAACCGCTTACCTAGAATACGTTGAGGATACAGAACCACCCTTCCAGTATCATCTCTGGACAGGACTTAGTGTTCTTGCTTCAACGCTTCAAAGGAAAGTCTGGTTAAAACAAGGGCATGAGAACATATATCCTAATATGTTCATTGTCCTCGTTGGCTCGTCTGGTAGATGTAGGAAAGGCACAGCTATAGGTATCGGAGCCTACCTTTTAGGTGAGATAAAAGAAGTAGTTCTCAGCGCTGAGAGTGTTACTAGAGAGGCTCTTATTAAGCGCATGAAAGACTCTACTTCAACCTTATCTGATCCAGACAATCCCAGCGTTATCAAGACCCATTGTTCTATCACAATCGTAAGTGAAGAGCTTTCCGTATTCCTACGGCAAAATGATATCAACTTTCTCTCTAACTTAACAAACTGGTACGACTCAAGAGATAGGTGGGTTTATGAAACCAAAGGTTCCGGGAAGGACACGCTGGAAGGACTTTGTGTCAATCTACTCGGTGGGACGGCCCCGGATTGGTTACAGAGTATGCTACCGCAGGAAGCAGTGGGTGGTGGTTTTACATCGAGAATTATCTTCGTCACAGAGGAGAAAAAACGGAAGACCGTTACAGTTCCCAAGATGTCTTCAGAACTCAAGAAGAAACTTGTTACAGATCTCGAACAGATTGTACAACTCAAGGGGCAATTTGAATTCTCGCCGGAAGCTACTGAGATGTATAAGAACTGGTACGAAGAACAAGACATTAAGATGGGACGAAATCAGCCTCCTATCAATGACCCTCGTTTCACTGGGTACTGTGAGCGACGTCCAATGCACCTTAAGAAACTTTGTATGGTGGTGTCGGCATCTCACACAAACGACAAATTTATCACCGCATCTGATTTTGAACGTGCTCTTGAGATCCTCCTTGCCGCCGAGAAGAATATGCCGAATACCTTCGGTGGACTCGGGACGAGTGACTATGGTCAGATTACCGAAAAGGTACTCCGGTATATCATCGCACGTGGCTCAACAACGAAAGCAGAACTGATGCGTCTATTCTACCGGGATATGGACCCACAGACTTTGGGTATCGTAGAACAGACGTTGACTGAAATGAAGATTATCAAAGTAACCATCCAGCCAGAGAAAGGAGACACTTTATATGTCCTTGATAGAGATATGTTGTCCAAACTGTAAGCACGAGTTGAAAGTTGGACAATTATTCGACTATCCTGTTGTAGTCGACTATACATTGGAACCAAACAGGATAAACTTCGTAAACAGGAATGGCCAGATAATCGGATCTTTTTTCATGTCCGATATACCTGGCCATCCACCTTCTCCGCCAGGAACAGCTAAAAAGGAATAATCAGAGGATTGTTCAAAATTTGAAAAATAGATACAACCTCAATCACTCTTCTTGATTATCCGGAGTTGCTACATCCATCTGTACTCCAGTAAGCCAGCGAAGGACGTAATTCAAAGCTTGCTTCTGTTCTGGAATATTCTCTGCTTTATCAAACCCTACTAGCAGGGACTTATACAGTTCTGGATCATCAATAGCTGCAACTAGTACCTCTCTCACATGATCCCTAGTGATTGCAGCCAACGCCTTTCTAGCTCTCTGACTACCTGCCTGAGCCATAACAAGTTGCGAACCAGAACCCTTCGCGACAAATGAGCCAGCATGAGAACCAGCCCATCGAGCTATGACTTCCAAGATAGAACTAGCCTGAGTCTTTAATATATCAGGCGGAAGTGTACCACCCCTAGCCTTCGTTCTAATGAACACTTCAGCTATATTTCTGACTCGATCTATCTGTTCCCTTTCCATCCCGGTTGCACGTAACGCCGGAAGGTAAGTCTTAATCATGTTATTCAGCTTACCGGGACTATAAATAATCTCTCCAGCATCATTGAACGATGCAGCTGAGACATTGAGGATCTCTTCCAATAGTGTACTCTGTAGTCCTCGACGAGCATCTATATCATCCCCCAAACGTTGAGTATGTCTCCTAGCTACCGCCTCCGGATTCCTAGCAGTTAGAATATCGTTGGCTACCCCTTTCAAGTCTCCGTGAAAGTACAAACTTGCTGTGCTTTTATTACTATTATACGCCAACCTACTGAAGTTTGTAACACGAAGATCGTATCTAGAGCTAGCTTGAGCCAATGAGGTAACGTTTTCCAACTCAGATCGAAGGTGTGGGAATATCTTAAAGTATCCTTTTTCTTCCCACTGGGATATAATCCTCTCAGCTTTTCGAGGATCAATAGCGTCAGTTCCACCACTCTCTACTGTTGCAACTCCTAGTATGTATTGCTTCTTAAGCCAATCCTCCATAACAGGAGCACTTTCAGGAGAGGCTTCTAGAAACTGTTTCATCGCGACAGTGCTAGTATCTCCTCGCATCAGACGAGTTAGGAACAGTTCAGGATCTACAGCTAAACCACCATCGGCTTCATAGCCAAGTAGCTGACCAACTCTACCTCTGGTGAATTTATTATTAAGCTGTAGGGAGAAGTCAAGAGCTGCTTTAACTTCATCTCCACCACCACCAGCGACTGTCATATCAGCGAGAAGAGCATCAGCAACCTGAGCCATAATTCGAACACTGTTTCTATTTGGTGACTTACCACCTAACTCATCTCGAATACTCTTTCTAATCCTTCCGTATAGAGTAACCATCCAACCAAGAGATTGTTCTTCCAATCCTTGTGGGCTGTCAACACCTTGACCAAGAACAATGTTCTCACCGCCCATCATACGAACATCGGCAGTTTGCCTTCGTAGAGTTAGGTCAGCCGTGCCATCTTTTACCATCTCTGCCAAAGCAGGATCTATTCCATCTGCTAACTCTTGATCAGCTTTCGGAAGTAGATGTTCTCTAAGGAACTTCGGTATATCTGCCGGATCAGCTGAACTTTCCCTCTCGGCTAGTATTCGCTGAAAAGTTGAAGTTGCTTCTTCTGTAGTTCCGAAGTTAGATCTTGGAATTTGTTTCCAAATAGCTACTTCATCAGCTCTAGCGCCTGCCTCAGCTATAGCTAGATTCTGGTAAGCAGTAGTTGTAATTTCACTAGGGCTAGCATCTGGATTCAAGTTTGCCAGAGCCTTAAAAGCTCTTTCAGCTGCAACTCGAGATCTGGCTTGTAACCTTCTATACGAAGATCCAACTAATGCTCGAAATCGATTCTGTGTTGCTCTTGCATCAGCTCCTTCAATAGTTCTACCTTCTTGAACTGCTCTAGCTCTCGCAGCATCAACTCTCTCTTGTGTGCGAGTAGCTAACTTAGCATTATCCTCTACTAACTTGTTCTCGATAGCTATCAACCTAGGATCACCAGTTTGTTGTGCTGGTGTCAGCTCTGGCACATCACCAATCCTATTAGCCGCAGCTTGAGGATCTGGAACTTGACTTCGAAGAAGATCGCTAGCTTGCCTTCTATATCGAGACATAGCTGAAGCTGAGGGCTCAACGATCATCATATCAGCAATTCTTCTTACATCCTCTCGAAGGTAAGATAATCCACGACCTACCGCAGTCCCAGCACCTATCATATGTGTCGCTGTAGGTGTTAAACCACCAGCAAACTCAGCTAGAGCTAAAATAGTTGGATCGTCAGTAAACTGACTAGCATATTCACCACCTACACCAGCGCCATAGCTAGCCATTACTTCTCCAGAAGCTGCTGCACCAACATTAGCTCCTTGAGAGGCAAGAAACTGTTGCCAGACAGTTCTAGCACCAACAGCAACGTTTCTTAACTGTCCTGCAGCTTGCATTCCCTTAGCCGCGAGACCAAGGAAAGGGATAACTGAACTTCCTAGAATATAGCTACCTCTAGCGATATACCCTGTTGGTTGCTGCTCACCGCCTGTACCTATCCCAGCTTTGTCCGCGAGATTCTGAACTGGATCATATTCAGTGCCGAACAACATATTACTTATATCATTCGGAATACTGAGCAAGTCAATCATACCTTGATTGAATGGAGCAGCTATATTATTAACAGCTAACTCTTTTCCAGCTTCAAAGATTCCTTTCGGAACAGTCTTGAAAAAGTAATCAAAAGGTTCCTCCGCCTTTGGCTTATCCGGAAAAGCCGAAAGACCTGCACTGAGACGATCTCCTATTCGGACAGGTAAACCTAACCTTTCTAGCTCATCATCTTTGGCTTTCTTATCTTCTTCAGATTGAAAGTCATTAAGAGAGACTCCGCTGTTTCCGCCACCAGGAGGAGCAGGAGGATTATTGTACGTATCTGGGTTATCCAGCATACGCTGCATATCTTCTAAACTAACGCCCATTAGCTGCCCTCTCTCGTGCTCTACGAATTAGCTCCGTAGCTTGTTGTTGTTGCTCAGGTGTGAACTGATCACTACCTTCGAAGTCCCGCCAAGTGAAGTTTGCATCAGCCCTATCACCGTTCGGCAACAAGAACTCTCCAGGCTGTAACGGTACTCCCATAGTAGCAAGATAGTTTCTGATAGATCTCGCATTTGCTTGTTGTGATCTTCGAGTTTGATCACTCAAAGATGTATCATTAGCATCAGCTTCCATCTGCTTAGCTCTGAGGGCTAGATCCCTATAGAGACCCAACATTCTACCGTGCATATTAACAGGGCTATCTAGAATTTGTGGATCTAGATTAGTTTCCTTGCGAAGTCTTTCTTGCTCACCAACAGGGAAACGTTCGTTAACAGCTAATGCACTAATCAACCCTTGATTCGACGCCATGAGTTGCTGTCTAGCTGCGATAACTTCTGGATTAACATCTATTCCAGCAATACCACCAACTTGAATACCCAAGCTAGTTGCAGCACTCTCAGGACCAGTTGCAAGTTCAGCTAGATCCCATAGAGTATTCCCTGGTGTCGGAGTAGGAGTTGTCCTGGTAGGTCCACTGTTTGGTTTTGGCTCAGCTACTGTTCCACGTAGAGCATCTACTATCTCAACCTTACCAGTTACTGGATTAGGCGCTACGTCTAGATTGCTATAAGCTATCTGAGTGGCCCTCTTTACAGCTTCGGTCGGATCTACTCCCTCACTGATCAAGATAGCAGCATTCCTAGATATCTCTAGTTGCTTAGCGTCTGTATTAGATTGAGCAGATGCATCAACTTGTGCTTGTTCTCTCTGTCTCTGCTGCATTTTATCGAACAGCTCAATTTCAGGACCTTGAGCTATTTGAAATGTTCGATCGTCAAACATTCCCTGCCAGTTGGCTAGATCAGCTTCTGCTCCCTCTTTAGTCAGGGCTGTATCGAGTTGCTCTATCCGACCATTAGCATCTATCGACACAATGGTAAAAGGTCGTGGACGAGTCCTACCTTGTTCAGCTAACTGAGCATCGGATAGTGGACGATCTTTTGGCTGCGAGATAGCCTCCATTCTACCATCGCTAGTCAATGTCTCAACCAGGGTAGTTTCAGGAAAACGTTCCTTTGCTTTATTCGACAGATCCTCTCCGAAGTTACTCCGGACACGATAGCTAGCAGCTTCGATAGCACTTAGAGCTGTCTGGTAATCAGGGGCTTGAGCTATTGCACCTTCAACTGTACGACGCTCTTCATCTATCTTTTTATTCGTGAAATGGGCAACAAGACCCTCTCCAAGACTATCACCTGCCTGTTGCCACGGTCTAGCTGGAGCTGGAATAATAGTAGCCATCTATACCTCCTACGGTATCATTTTACCAGCTAATGCCTTGCCACCAGCATTAGCAGCACCAGCAAGAAACTCTTGCAACAATCCAGTTGATCCTGGATCGACGAAGTTCTCTTTCCCTCGAATACCTAGAGCATTCAAGATAGCATTCGTTCTGGCAGAGTTCTGATCCTGCTTCCTCAAGAAGTCAGCATAGTCTTTATCTAGTCCTTGCTGACCAACTTGTCTCTCCAAGCCAAAGGCATTGAGTTCTTTCAAGATGTTATCAGTTCGAGAGTTCTGAATGTTCTGACCAAGACCGAGAGCATTAAGCAACCTGTCAGCTGCTGTTTCAGCTCCCTGAAACTTGAGATTAGCTCGTTGTCTAGTCAAATCTGTTATCAAGTTCTTAGCTGCGGTATCATCCGCTTTCGCTCTGTCACCAGAGAAGAAGTCAGCACCGCCAAAGGTTCGACCAATGGTAGGCTTAACATCTTGCTCAAAGCTTTGGAGTGCTGGATCCTGAACATTCGTTTTAAAGAAATTCTCGAAATCCCCTCCTGTGCTAGCACCCCGATTCTGCACCAACTCCAGAAGCGCTTTATCCATCTCTGGATTCAGCTGTCCAGTAGCTCGCGCAACACTCTGTTGCTCCAAGGCATCCAGGGACATTTGCTCATTCCCAGACAAGCCATAGTTCAACTGGCCGTTATAATCAGGAGCTTGATAATTTGCGCCACCTTGTGAGCCAAACTGCCCTAGGATTGTCTTTAACAGCTTATCCTGTTCCGGAGTTAATGTAGAGGCAGACTCGATAGATCTATCCTTACCTAGAATCATTTCTTTCAGATTGAAACCCATTTTACGCTCCTATCGCTATTCTCTGATATGTATCTGCAGCTGGGGCAGCTAAAGTAGACCAAGTTTCCGGCAACCCAGTTGGACTTGTTAAGATAACTCCACTATCACAAACCGCTACAAATCTACTAGCTTCGTCAAACCAAGCAATATCGTTTGGTCTGGCACCATCGTTGTAAGACAATGTCCAAGTTAAACCTCGATCCGCACTATAGTAAATCCCATGATCTTCGGCTGCATATACTATTACCCCATTTGTAGGGCAATAAGCCAAACGACAGAACTCATCAGATCCACTACTATTCACCGGAAGTGTATTCGCTTGTTCAGTCCAAGTTTTTCCATCGTTACTAGTGTGAACATATCCTGTACTGGCATCAAGTTCTACCATTATAAACAGATCTATTTCTTCGATTCGAAGAATAGTTAATGGTCGTTGATCTACTGTATGAGTAGCAATAGTCCACGTATCACCATCTTCTGACCAGAATATTCTTCCGGTCATGATACCAACTACTACTATGATATTACGAAGTGCTGACTCCGCATAAGCATGTGTTCTATTTGCAGACGTCCACCCAGCATTTAACGTCCACGGACCCTCACCTGTTGTGCTCTCCAATAAGTTGTTAGAGCTATCATCTCTACCGATAAACCATCTTTCAGCAATGTCAGAGTAGACACAAAACTCCAACTCAGTTCCTTGTGGAATATCTTCACCCTGAGTCCAAGTCTCTCCACTATCATCACTATACCATGTATCATCAGTTGTAGCATTGGCAGTAACAGCTACCCATCTGTCCTGTTCTGCACTATACCCAATCGCTCCTAGTGAACCGAGAACACCTATAGCATGGTCAATTTCAGAGAAGTTAACTCCATCTGTCGATTTCATTATACGACCGAGAGATGTTTGAGTATTGACAGCGAGCAAGACGTTAAGCGATTCTGTAGTTGGATAACCAATAAGCGTCGGAGCCTCAACAATCTCGTCCTCAGGACAAACTCTTAAACTCATAGAGTAAAGAGCAAAGGACAGACTAGCACTTTGAAAACGGAACCTGATGCTTTCATACACGATCTGCTTGTGAATCCTGTAGACTGTCGCTTCATCAGCCGCTATGAAATAAGCCAATGTAGTCCAGGTTGCACCTTCATCTATCGAATACTGAACAGTGACACCGCCACCAGAGCATCGGAGATCGATCCAATCTAATCTACCATGGAAAGGATACTCACTAAAATCCTTCGTTTCTACAATCTTATTAGTGACAGTTCCATTATCCCCTGTTTCATCAACAGCGAGACTATATGTCCTAGTATCACTTGCGAAGATCAGCAACAAGTTACCAACATCGGTAACGAAGTCATTCCAAGCTTGAGTCTGTGCTGCCCAAGTGCCAACTAGATCATCCCACCCGATAGATACCGTGGTAGCAATCTTGCTATATCCACGAACAGAGTGGGTGAAGATACGAGTTGTCCAGCTATCCTTAGATAGATCTCCAACAACTGCATAGGTTGGATACGTTCCATCAGTTGGAACATAGACAGCAGTTAACTCTTCTAGATCTTCTAGATAAAGAAATTGTCTCTTATGCTTCTGGGATGGTTCTTCCGTAGATAGCGGACCGAAGATCTGATCTCGAATCTTCTCGCCTATCTGTTCAACACCAAAGCCACCATTGTACTTATACAGATTATCTGTACCCCAGATGACGTGTTCATTCTTATCTATCTGTACCACAGATCCGATGGAATAAACCCCCTGGTCAGGGACCATTTGATCTACATCATAAGTCTTCGTTGGATTGTTGGATAAAGCAATTCGGTGTATCCCTCTCTCCCGATATACAATGAGATAAGGACCCATCTGCACGCCCACAATGATCGGAGACGTGCTTTCAAACAAATCGTTGACATATGCAACTCCAGCTACCCATTCAGTAATATCTGCCTGGTCACTACCACGTACCCTTTGTGGATAAGCTGAGCTGTTCTCATTCAGATTGAACAACCATAGACAGCTATTGTACACAGCAACAGATTTACAGATCGTGTTAGCTACTGGACCGGTCAAGTCACTGACAGTATTCGTCTGCCCGTCTATGACTTTAACAGTGTCAACTCCGTTAGTAAAGACTACTTGATCACCCCACGGGATGCCGACAACGGAGAAGTAGTCCTCTACACTCCCGGTTAGGGAACTATAGATAGATTGCCAATCAGTACCATCGTCATAGTAGACATTACTAGTTGTGAACAGGAAGGTAGTTCGTATTCCAGTTATACCCTCAAACTTGTACACAGCCATCGGTGTACCAGTGAGAGCAGTTGTGTGATACGCAGCATAGTCTACTGGAGGTTTCAACGTGTTGTTGAAGAACCTAAGGTTTTCTGCGCGAGTCAACTCATGGTTTTGAATGTTATCTGGATCATCGTCCAGACGAACAGAAGTGAATGGCGCGATTTTAATATCATGCCAGTCATCAGGTTGAATGGTATCTTTGACTAGTGCCATTATGAAACATCCAATGCAAAGAAGAAGAAGTTACGATCAGCTGTCACACCAGAACCACGACCTATCACTATGTCGAAATAGTTCGCATTCAAGTTCTGATACTCACAAGCCATGTACTCGCTAGTGTGTTGATTGATAGCGAAGAAGCGTAGATCATACACACTTGATAAGCCCAGATTATGTGTGATTCTATATACACCTGTGCCTGTCTTTGACACTGACCAACCAGACGGTAGAGTTGCTCCTGTTCCAGTAGATGGAACATAACCAGTGTACATCGAACCCGGACCGATATAATCCGTAATCTCACTTATCGTGTGTGTATGAGTGTCTGGTGTAAAGACAGACGGTTTACCAGTTATATCTGCATAGGCATGAGTGTGAGTGTCTGGAGTAAAAACACTTGGCTTTCCAGTGATATCTGCCCAATCGACATTAACCCCGGCAGAGGGCATACCATCAGCTGGAACTAAACCAGGAAAGTCTCCACTTCCATCCCAGATCTGAACAAAATTCAAAGCTCGTCGAATCTGCTCCTCGAGCTGTTGGAGACTATCTAATTGTTCCCTATTCCAGGCTCTTGGGTTATGGATAGACATTACATTGTCGCAGTTAGATCAATGGTAAAGTTTATAACCTCAGTATCTGATGTATCTCTAACCTGTATGGTTACATTAGCAGTATCGGAACCTGAACCAGATGCGGCATTGCGAGAGACGAATACATATTTATCACTGGATAAAGCTTCCCAAGTTCCGCTGCCAGTCATGTTATCTGTTGGTGTGCCACTGTTAACTGTGAGCGCAATCTCATAGTCGCCTGGGGTAGTTGTTAGTTCAGCTGGAAGAACCCAATCATAATATGTAACTGTTGTATTACCATATGCGTCAGTTACGGTAACTTCGAGCACACCATCACTTCGAAATGTTATCGAAGCAACAGAATAACCGAAGGGATCACTTACGTTACCGTATCCAGTTATATCATCCGCATAGTCTGTATAAACAGCTGCTGGAATTCCTCCAGCTAGCAAAAGTGCATTAAACACTGGTTGTGATTCCCAAGGTTAGGCTAACAATACGCCAGATACTATTCAAATACTGCATCACCATCAGATCTTCTGCAGCGGCAGTAGTAGATAGCGTTGTACTAACTGATGCACCCTTCTTAAAGCTGGCATTGAGAGTAAGGGTTCGACTACCAGTACCGTCCTGGATGAAACGGATAGATAATACCTGACCTTCCTTCGGATTGCTCGGCGGATCTAGTGTCCGATTCCCGCCTAGGGTTACATAGAAGTTATCACTCAATGCGGCATCTACTGCCAAGGTAGCAGCGTCAGTTACTTGAACAGGTGTTACTGCCTGTCCAGCTGTCCAATCATTATTCTGTTTAGTGACATTAGCTACACCTGCACTGGTCAGCTGAAGGACATTACCATCCTCATCCTCCCAGAACAGTTCAATCTTCGAGTTAGCATCTTTACCATACAGCCAACCTTTGTTTGCTGCATTAGCTGGATCGCTAGCCTCAACAGGGAATAGGATAGGAGTAGCTGCATGACCACCGTTAGTTAGCTGTGTAACCGTACCTGCGCTGTCGATGAAGAATAGCTCAGTTACGCCAGCTCCATCGTCCTTTGTATAGACGATACCATAGTTAGCTATGTTTGTAGGATCGCCAGCTGCCTCTTTCAATGTCACCTGGAGATGGCGACCGTCCGCGGTTGTGCTAACTTCCATCTCGTGGTCGACAGCCATACGTTCTTTGACGTCAACCTTGAAGGCTCTAATTCTCGAAGCTCCAGAGGAAGCAGCTTCGCTATCGGTAGGAACTGTTTCGTCCCAAGCTCGAGTATGTGTCACGTTAATCTATCCTTTTCAAAATTTGAACATTTATCTACGCAACTTTTGCAGTAGATTACAATCAGGAGCAGGGTATCGGTCATTGGTAACTTCCTGATACTCTGTCTGAAGGGTGCGAATATAGTTCAGTAATTGAATGTCGCCTGGATTATCACAAAGAGCAGCATATGCCGCTTCCAGTCGTCCCTCTAATTGGACAACTCGTACTTTCTTAACCTCGCTAGCTTTAGCGAAGCCACTCTCTCCAGGCCACCAGCCACCAGACCAAGCTACGTGGAGGGTCATGACCGATATACTAACAAATAGTCCTAATGCCACGAGTATTCTCCATTTAACTATAGCTTCTCTGTCATCATTGTTCAGAGGTGGTATCAAAGCACTTCCCAGATCTTTAAGAAGATCAATCATTTTACACCTTCCCATTCAAAAGAAAAGTGTACCGCATCCGGCCTAGGGCGCCCACTCTTACCTTTGAAATCTCCGCCCCAACGAGCAAGAGGATGCATAGTTTTCCACTTTTCACCTAATTCTCGATAGTCCTCTACGTTCCAGGTCAACTCGCCATCGAGGAACAAGTTTATATCTATAGCGAGTCTCTTGCAATGAACGGAGTTAGCAATTCCAATCCCAGCGTCTGCGTTAAGTTGAGCTTGTTCAGGAGTTCTATAAGCTTCACCATAAGTGAAAGATCTCTCTGGCTGAGAATAGATCCATAGAGAAAACTGAGCCCAAGTTTTAGCAAATTCTCGTTGTACTTCTGAAAGTTTCATTAAACCTCCCGAACAAAGGGATCAAGCCAGTATTGACCCATAACACCTTGACTCACTGAAACACCGGCAATTACGGTATCAAAATCTTCATCTTCCAACTTCTCTGCATCATTTATAATGTCTTTATAAATTGCAAAGTGGAAGCGGGCTTTATCCTCTCGCCCGAAGCTGTTATATAGATAGCTAGTGGATAAGTGGATCAAGGCATCATCTAGATCTAGATCGCTAGCATCAGTTGTTGCCTTACCGCTATTTGTCAGATACCCAGGCCATGTTTGAGCCCGAACTTCTATACTATAAGCCTCGTCAGGTACACGCCAAAGCTCTATACCCTGCTTAATGTATGTTGAGCCGCTCTTCGTAGCAGTTCGAACATAGATTTCAGGAAAACCACGAGCGTAGTATTCAGGCTCCGGGACCATTTTATCAAACTCTGATTGAACCTTGCCAACCAGTTTCTTCGATCGACCATCCGAACTAAGGATTCGAATGCTGTAAATTTGTTTCAACAGATAGTTGGTCGGCAACTCGCTCGATAGGTCATATACCTTATCAACTTGCGCAGTACCGCCATAGTTGAGAGTTCCTCGGATCAGCAACTTCAAACCGTCCCAATCCTTCAACCTAGCCATTCGCATCTGAGCTAGATCGACGACAGTATTCAAACGGGAAGTAATATCCGCCCGTCCACCATGATGTGCAGATATTTCAGTTTTAATCTGTGTGAATGTCAACAAGCCCATTTACTTCTCCAAAAGGTAGGGGGAGCCGAAGCTCCCCTTCCCCATATCCTACCAAGGGCAGTTCAAGAGAACCAGCTTAGCGGAAGCGTCGATAGCAAACGCCGTTACAGCGTCCGTAACAAGTGCGCTGACGTCCAGCGTATTGTCACCAGCACCCACAGAAGTGAGAGCATTACCATCGGCACCAGCCGTCAGAGCAGTGGTAAGGGTCGCATAACCCTTTGTCTGAATCCAGCAGTACTGACCATCGGTCGGAGCGGCCTGCAAGACACCAGCAGTAATCACACCACCATCGGTTTTGTCTGCAACGACCTGGCTATCTTCATAGCCGTCGTCACCGTGATAGTCAACTACATTACCGGCAGCAGCCGCAACTGGACCAGAACCAGTCGTGAATACAACCCACTTATACCACTTGGCACCTTCTTGTCGAACTGTACCCAGACCTTCAACATCTGTGTCCGAGACAGTCGTCAGCGAGGTGATAAAGATTTTACGAGATCCCATCTTATTTACCTCTATGCGGTGTCAATGTCGTGGATAACGCCCTGAACCCGACGTCGATTGGTCACAAACGAGCAAGCCGTCATAATGTGAGCAATCTTATCGTTAACCTGCTCCGGGACTGGCTTCCACTCAGTCATGTCGAAGTAGACACCCGGATCATAAACGAACCACAGGAAGTTCGTGTTCAGGAAATACATCCTCGTGTTGGCGATTTCCGGAGACCAGATCATCGGAATACCCTTGAAGGTAACCGTGTCGAAGCCAAGTTCGGCAAGCTTCGTGTTCTGGACTTCCAGTTTGTCGTACGCCGCATCTTCGTAGTACTCATACGGCGTCTGACCACACAAGATGATGTCCGGACGGTCAGCTCGACGATTGTTCGTAATCGTATTGAGCAAGGTCCGCATCTTGGGAATACCATTCGTAGCGAAGGACGAGCTAGCAAGGGTTGCTTGCTGACTTCTCCACCAGCTATAGGTACTCTGATTAATACCACCAACAGTTGTCGAGGCCGTCGGATCGTCCGGGACAAGCAATTGCAAGCCATCAAACGCACCACCGACTGCACCGGCACCAGCTGCCAGAGTTTCCTCCAGCGTGTCGATCAGAGAGTTCTGTGCGTTGTTCAGCTTAGCGTTCATCAGATCCATGATCTTTGTCTTACCACGGTTCTTCTGATCGTCCGTACCGAAACGAACAACGGGCGCCTGGAGATAGTGCCAGTTATAGACTGCTTCCGTCAGGAACTCGAAGTCGGCCATGGTAGTCGTGCCGCCCTTTCCGATGAACCCAACGTTGTCATTCTTAGCATATTCCAGCTTTTCGAGAATGTTACGGCCGCCGACTTGAGTCTTCATTCGACCTTTGTCACGCATCCAGAACCAGAACGGAGTCGCATCGAAGATGTTATCCGCTGCTGTGTTTTTCTGATGCAGCCAAGTGGTCGAGTAAAGATTGTCTAAGGCCTCACTTAGTGTTTGTACAGGCATTTAGAGTTTCCTTAAGTTACTCGGATATGTGTTAGTGAAGCACGTCAACCGTTATCTTCACCGGCAAGGACCGGGTTATCACCAAAGGCTTCTTCCCAGGCTTTGTCGGCAGCTTCCGTTCTCGTCATGTCTTGTTTGTTTTCATCCAGATTCCCATCCTTGCCTTCTGAATGTTGTCCAGGTCTCATTCCGCCAAAACTTCCTTTTTTCGACGCACCTTTTACATCGTCAATACTTGCGTACTTGGTATCCAGTTCCTTCGCTTTCTCAGGATTGGCAGCCTTCACAAGTGTGTAAGCTTCCTGAGCTGAGAGTCCAGAAACTGAGTTTATCTTTTCTTTGATCTCAGGAATCCAATCATCGAAATCTTTGTGCGCTCCACGGAATTGGTTAATATCCATCGTGAGCGCTGTACGATGAGATACTTCCGTAACCTCGTCTACTTGTTTCGAGATACGCTCGGTTACACCATCAAGCATCTTTCGAACACCACCGAACATATGTTGCACAAGCTCTGCCTGTGTCATAGTGTTAATGTCGTCGTCAGTTACTTTCTTCTCCTCCTGTTTCTGAGGAGCAGACATCTTACCAATGCTTTCCGTCAACCCCTGAACTGAAGCTTGGGTAGCTTGAATACCCTTGCCAAGTGCCGAAACGACACTCATCAATTGCTTAAACTGGGGATTACTTGAAAGGTCGAGTTCGTCTTTCTTTGTCTCTTTGGTCTTATCGTCAGGCATTTTAGTCTCCGGTTAAAATTAAGCCGATGTGGCTTTCTTATCGAGCTTTGCAAGCTCTTCCTCTGTCATGAGGGAACGGCGAGATAGTTCATCGGCTTCTCGCTGAGCCCTCTCTTTATCTTCAACTTCCTTCTTCGCTACCTTCTCAGATTCTTTCTTCATTTCCTCATGTCGAATACGACCCACTGTCTGCTTGAAGGTTCGCATAAGAATGGATTGAGAAAACATGATCTTTTTTGGAGATACGTTTTCTATCCCATCCATCTCGACTTGAATATCGTACGGTCCATTAGGTCCAAAGGTAATGATTGCCTTAGCCATTTTTTACTCCTAAACTCTATTTTCACAATAAACGCTGGTTAAACCGTTCTCTGCCGCTACATCCATAGCTTCTTTTCTATCCCTGATGTAGACAGGATCAGGAGCTATATGTTCATGCATCCCTTTTGGAAAAGCTTCACGAGCCCATACCTGCCTTGTAGGGGTCAGTAGTTGCTTAGCTTTTACCTCGCATTCCGTGCAAATAGCATTCGCTACTGCATGGGAGTGAAAAGATAAAGGGATAGAAACCTCTTCTTCTGCTCCACATTCAGGACAACCAAATTTATAGATCATTGTTGTGCTCCAGCTGGTACTTGAGGTCCAAGTAGAAGTTGCGGCATCTGCTGAGCTACTTGCTGTACGATTTGCTGAAACTGCTCAACTGATATAGGCTTAGAAGGCATACTTCCCATACCATCAGGGATACCTCTAATCATATCGTCAAATTGAACACCATGTAGTTCACGCAGAAGATAACTAGTTAGTTTGAAAGGATCGATCAATGGGTTTGATTTAAGCTGTTGATACAACATCAAAGCTCTGTTTTCCCGAACATCTCTCGTTTCTGGCAGAGATTGATCAGGATCAGCTTTGACTATGTAGTTGATCTTGGATAGCATCTTCGGCTGGAAGTGAATCCAGAAAGGTACACCGCCTGGACCAACTATTTCTTCAACCTGCTCGCCTGTCCAATGATCAAAGATGATCGGATGGAAGTCTTGCACTGTCTCTACAAGCATGTCTGCGATCATATCGCGTCGTTCGTCAACACGAATGTCGCTAGCCTGCTTAACTACACGAGTCTCGAGTGCAGTTGGTGAGCGTGAACCCTCTTTGAACTCACCCATCTCGTTACGTGAGAAGCCGAGAGTTTCTCGAATCTCGCCTAGGAGATCCACATCAGCTTTCATCAAACCAGCAGGAATGTCTCCGCTCTCGATGATTTTGACAGCATTATCTGTGTTTTCCTGTGTCCAGATGATTGGATTGACATCTGGTCCTACGAGTTTAGCTGCCTCAGTTTCCGATATAGCTCCGATCTTAGCCAGAACACGGACGATAGACATACGTCTATGGTACATCTTATACGTCTTGATCTCATTACCTTCTCTCTGTAATGGATCCAAGATCTTCGCATCAGGAACGCCCCATACACGTTCATCGTCATCGTTGAACACCAAGATGGATGGGACATTGATTCTTAAACGAGCAAACTCATCTCCTTCGAATAGGTGAACTTTGCCACCTGCATGTGGAGATATGACGAAAACAGTTCCGGTTTTCTTATCACGAATCTCATAGAGTTGAGTAACGTCTGTTTTCTTTGTAATAGTTCGACGGGAACCACCTACCATTTCAGAGATAGATCCAGCACCCATATCCTTAGTGTTTTTCAACCGAGGATCGTCTTGAATGTCCGCTACGTCACGCTCAATGATAAAGCAGGACCAACGTGCATCTTCGAAGTAATCCAACCCTGCAGGGAGGACGAAGTTAGCTGGACTATTACGTAGGAACCATGGCATATTCGGCATTATGTCATAGTTATACTCCACGAAGTTAGATAGCCTAGCTTCGATAGAGGCAGCGTCTACTGGACCAGTATCTCCAAATGCTTGCGGAGTAGCTTGATATTGAGAACCGAAGCCTTTCTTTCCAACAGCAGTACCGAACATCCAGGCATCTTGCACTAGACGTTTCATCTGCTTTTTGATCTTCATAGAGCGAAGAAGCTTATTATCTGTACGCTCCAGGATCTTAGCAAATACCGCACCTTCTGCGCCTTGCGTAGCTGGGCTAACAGAGATAGCTGGATTACGGAAGTAGATTCTCGGCACAGTCGAACGGATCATCTTAAAGAAGATGTTCGTTGGCAGAATATCTGAACGCCAATTACCACGGTAATACTGTCGCCACGTATCCCAATTTTGCTCGAATGCTGAATTCTTCCGATACTCTAAGCCATATCGGATTTGCTCAAGCCAGTAACCTACATCAGGTTTACCGTTCTTGTAGCCGTTAGACTTGGCCATTTATGTAGCTCCAATTCTTAAGCTGCTCAAATGTGGCATTGGCACTTGCGGCTAACATAGGGTTGTAATGTTTCTCAGGGAACTTAACAGCTTCCACTACTCCATAGACACGTTCGCAGGCTTCACTAACAGTTCGACCATGAGCAGTAGCTGTTAGGATAACCTTCCCTTGTCCTGTGTATTGGAAGTCGTTATCTTTTTCCTCTACATTATGAAACACAAAGTGCTTTCGCCTCTCGTCGTTGATTCCCAAAATGGGAGCTCCGCTCATCTGTTCACCTACACATTTAGACTGAACAGCGGCTACAAAATCTTTAGTTTTCACTGGCTTAAAGCTGTTGGGGAAAGCCAGACCGTTTAGAAACATACCTAGTTCATCTTGAAAGAACTCAAGTATGGAATAACAGAGGGGGAACTTCCACCCTATGTGCATTTGGTTAGCTACGAAGCTATCCTTCTTCAGAACTAGACCAATAGTTACAGGACCGTGATACTCTGTTTGTTTGAAGTAAGGGGTTAGCTTCTCAAACGTTTCCTTTACAAGCGAACTTGTATTTGGCAACGGAGCCATCATGTCGTAACCGTACAGCTTGGTATCTAGATCTGGTGAGATAGAGAAAGCGTCTAACCATGCCATTCCGTCAAACCAGCCAGTGATGTTTGCTTGCAATCCAATCTCTATCTCCTGAAAGAGGATCTTAGTGCCAATCGGTACCCGGGTCACACCCCAAGCTAGCCAATCTCGGTAGTCGCACTTAAACTCTGTATTGCCGTACTTGATCACCGTCCTTCGAGCGTCCCAGTGCAACACCTGCTCGATTGCTTCACTAAGATCCCCTAGAACCTCAGTTCGCGGTACAGGAACATCAAAACGATTAAATAGTGTGTATTGCTTCACATAGTCATGATTGGGGATAGCGATAAACTCGCTAGCACCTATGACTGGTCGGTTATAGTACTTAGCGCGCTTATCCAGGTAATCCCAAGGAGCATCCACTAGTACAAACCTACTATTCTGTAAAGCTTGCATCAAGTTGTCAGTCGCTTCAAATAGATCGTTCGACTTAAGTCTAAGAGACTTAGAGAACACCTCTACATCGTGACCCTCACTAGTTAATCGGTCTGCAAAGCCTAGAAGGCTACCATCAGTTACTATTAATATGTCCATCGTCATTCCATTGTGTAGTCGGTTACGTCAATATGCTGTTTTGGGATGGGTCCGTCACCCATTGCCCGAGAGTGGTTTAATTTCTTTATACTCGCTAACATACCCTCCAGAGAGAAAGGATCATGAGCTAGGCTATTGATCATTCTCCCTTTAGTTTCCAAGTTACTCTGTAGGTGAGCTTTCATAGCTCCCATCAGGCCAACTGCAAGGCTCATTACACGGTCGTCATGACAACCAGCTTCGGCTTCGAGTTTGCCAGTATCTTTTTCAACAAACGTTCCCAATTCATCCCGTAAGGCGGGGCTATGAATAGTGAACTTTTCTCGAAATTCTCGTCGTAGGTTGTTAATGAGCAAAGGTTTCGTTTTAGCTGTGGTTTGGTATCCATATTCTAGTACCTTGTCAGTATCTTCTCTCCGGCTATACAGAAGCCATTGTGGATAGATATCTTTTAATTGCATTAACGTCATTCCACCGTGGTTGTTCGTTTCCACAGTGATGAAAGCATTTCCGAACATCTCACCTAGTGCTGCGAGTTTATAAGCAAACATATCAGGAGAGATGTTATCAGCAACCCACTCACCCACTTGTTCATTCTTGGTGATATTGATAATCTGGGCAACTGACCTATCACGACCAACGCCACCAGCCACGTCAGCACCAATAGCATAGACATTATCTTTAGCAACCCTGAGTTCATCTTCTAGTACCCATAGATGTGCATCGTGTCGTACCCAACGCTCAGTTGGCTCGTAGTTGACATTCTGGAACAGACTATACCCAGTACTCTGGAAGCACTCATCTAGGGTTACTGGATACTCCTGATGGAACTGACGTAAGTCATAATCCATTTCTTCCAGTTTGTCCCTTCGCCATGCTATCTGACCAGGAGTAAGACCGGCTTTAATCAACCGAGGTTCTTCCCACTCCTCTTTCAGATTCATCATCAGGTCGTTTGCTTCTTCAGCTGATAGCTCCCTAAAATACTCAGGAAACTTCAACCAGTTGAAGAAGTGCAATCGCCAGCGGCCTTTACCCTCATAAGCGTTCATGCAACCACGATGATAGTAATTGCCAACGCCGTTGCCAGTAGACTCTTCTATTATAAGCCCATTATACGGTACTGCCTGGTATAGACCAGCCGTGAGCGACTTTGGGTCCGGCCAGTAAGCGATCTCTGAACAGTGTAGGTCAGTAATCGTATCACCACGTCCAAATTTCCTAGCTCCCGCCGTTCCGATATAGAACATAGAACCAGTCTTCGGAAAGGTAATCTCATTCTTATTTGCAAGCTTAGTTTGTGCTTTGGGTCCCTTGATGTTTTCCAACATGTAGTGGACTTTTGATAGCATTCTTTGAGTAGACTCTTTATCGTGGGAAATGACCACACATCTGCTGTTTCGTTTATGTAGACACTTAGCAGTGAAGTTACCAAGAACATAGGTCGATATACCCAACTGACGAGCTTTTGGTACCCGGTTTCGAGCGGTTAACATAGAGTCAAGCATTGCCTGCTCTCTGTTTAGTTTAAAGTCAACGTCGTTCCCATCCTTATCAGGGATACGGAACATTGACTCTATGATAAGCCGCTCAGCGGTAGCCATTTTATCTGATAGCCATGTTAAGAGAGAACGTTGTGCCACCAGTGATGAAGGCTCGAAGCTGCTTAGCTTTCAAACCAACAACTGTCATAGCACCAGCGGCAGAGAATGAGATACCGGAGACTATGCCCCAATTCGTCCCGTCTGGGCTGGCTTGCAGTTCAATAGTGTTAGTGTCGAATGTACCCCAGGCATAAACGGTTATGCCATCACGAAGTTCTGTTTGACCGGCAACATCTACTGCGGTAGCAGCACCGGTGTCGGTCTTTGCACTAGCTAGTAACATTACCTTCTTCCTATGTTGATTTGAACGTTTTGCGCATTCTTAACGATCGCTCTAGCGAAGTCCTCTGCGCTTTCCATGGGATTGCTATCGCTGGCGATGGTAGTCTTGAGTTTGGTGTACTTGTCGACTGCTGCAAGTTTCTCGCTTGTAGAGCCTTTTGTAAGCGCGTCTCTAACTCCGCCAATAGCAAGCCCCGCGAGCGCATCCAACTCTGCTTGACGGTCCTTGTAGCTCTGTCGGATGATAGCTTGGCACAATGGGTCGTTAAGAACGCGGGAAATGGTGGAGATTGAAAGGCCCATAGCGTTATGAATTTGCTCGCCACTCTCACCGGAGAGATGCCGGAGTATAATCTCGTAATGTCTGTTCGAGATTCGTTGTAGCTTTCTGGAACCGTTAGATCTACGGATGCCATAGATTTTCTCCGCCTCATACCTTCGCATGATGCCATTCCCGAGGGATATAGCTGGCAACTGCATTCTTTTTCTACCGCGTTGACCATTAGCCAACTTAACGGCTGGCAAACTCTTGCGTTCCTCTATGAAGACTGGAAAAGTGAGATCGGGTAGTGTCCCCTCACTCTCCAGTACATTCATAGAGAAACTTTCAAAGTTGGCTTGAATGTTCATATGTTAAAGAGATGGATCGCCTTTATCTTGCCATTTCGATAATAGTCAAGTCCTTTAACATTCGGACACTTTTCACCAGGGTGAGATTTCTTGCAATAGACGCATTGCTTCTCTAACTCCTCTAACCGATCAATCAGGTATTTGATCTTTTTGTAAGCAGCTTTAACTCGTTCTTCTTCAGGCATTGCTTTAGCTTCGTCATTCATTTCATCTATCCTTTTCAAATTTTGAACGTCTATCTATTGAGATTATCCCACCAGGGATTCGTCATGCTGTCCATCGTCAAAGTCTTAATCAGGGCGTTTTCAATCCTATCTACCATGGAAGTCGGATAGCCACTACCTGTCTGAACTGTCTTCCCTGAGAAACTTCCGTATTGCCCTATTGAGTCTCCACCTGGAGAGAGTCGGGTTACTTGTGATCCAGATAGAGCCATTACACAATCTTGAAGGTATCGCCATTACCTGGGGCAGTGGTAAGGGCAGTGAACGTGAGCAACCCGCTTGTGTTTGCATAATCAGTTATATCTGTAGCTTCCCCTTCGCAAGCACCAGAAGTCCAGATGATGATTCGACCGATGAGTTGGTCGTCAGCATAACCGGATAGATTAGAGGTAGCTTGGGTGGTTGAAAGTGTCCCTGTTGCAGCAGCGCCAGTTATGATGCCAAGCGATAGAGTGGCTAGTTTCGTACTATTGCTATCTATCTCCGCTCGGACCTCAGCAGCAGTTGGTAGAGCCGCGAGCTGCGTATCCAGGTCAGCAGATGCCATCCCAATCGCAGTACGAATACCAGCAGCGTCAAGATCGTTAAGAGCGGCGATACTAGCAGCAGTAGCGAGAGTAGCAAGAGTAGTTGGGTAATCGTCACTCTGTAGCTCGTTTGTATCAGCTAGGATGGAGGTTACATCGCTTTGCAATGCAGTCAGAGCAGTTGGATAGTCATCTGTCTGTAGTTCATTAGTATCAGCCAGAATACTAGCAATCTCTGTAGCTATCTCACCGAAGGAACCAGCAGTGACATGACTCGATTGAACTGCATCCCATACAGCAGCGGCTACGGTTGCGGCAGTTGGATCGTTTAGCGCAGCGATAAGTCCAGGCACATCATCTGTCTGGAGTTCATTCGTATCTGCGACGATAGCAGCAAGTTGTGTTGAGTTGCTATCTATCTCTGCTCGAATAGCAGCTGCGGTTGGAACCGACAGATTGCCGATGATGTTACCGGCAGTACCAGCACCGTATGCACCCGGAACAGAAGTTGCCCAAGGATCAGCTGCACCACCAGCGGCGGCTAGTTTATTACCAGCCGTATCAGCTGTAGTGTGAGCAGCAACTATATCTTCATCCCAAACGGCATCTACTATAGCAGCTAGACTTGCTGAGGATACCGTAGCTCCGTCAGACCCAGTTAGGGTATCCAAATCAGATTGGGCCGTAGCAAGAGCGGCGGCAGTAGCTAGACTGGTGAGTGCGCCAGAGTTGGGAAGGGCATCGGTAACGGCTTTAATCGCAGCAACTTCTGTGTCGATATAGCCTGCTATGGTCGATAGCGTTGAGGCTAGAGCCGTTAGACCGTCTGTGCCATTGGCGAGATCCGCAGCGGCCGCACTGCGCCCAAGGGTAAACTCGCCTATTACTTCACCAACTACAATTACACC